CTTTTTGTGTTTATGGAAAAGAAAACAGGCACGTTTCACAACGCACCTGCAATCCTAATAAACAAAATGAGAAAAGAATCAATCCAAGGCTACTGCTGGTGTTTTATCTTCCGTATAAGCCAGATTACGGCGATTGACAGAATGGCGACAAGAATCCCGATGGCGATGCCTCCGACTTCCTGCTTGAGCTGCTCCCATTTCGATAAGGGCTTTTCCACCAGCATGGGTATCTGCTGGATTTGGTCAAGCACGGCATTGAACTCTTCGCGCTGCGCCTTGAAGATGCTGTCGTATTTCGCCTGCATCTGGGTGATGGCTTCATCCCTTGAGTGATTTCGGTCGCGGTCGCGGAATACTTCTTTACTGACTACGCCGCCGGCTTCGTTGACAACCATAACGACGCTATCACGGATAACGACGCTATCACGGGTGTTGACCTGATGCTTCAAGACGTTCAGCAAGTATTGGAACTGCGCCTCGTTAAACTGGGCGGTCGTGCTGATACTATCGGTACGCACCGTTTCCACGGGCTGATAGATTGTCCGGGTGCATCCACAAAGGATGACCGCGACTAATGCAAGGAATGATAAGAGATGTTTCATGTTAATGGTCTTTTTCTACATATTTAGCGTTTTCTTCGTCCAGTGTACCCTTGATGCGGTCAAGTAAGTCAAGAGCATCATGTTCCGACGCACACTCGATTATATCCTTTACCATGCCGGGGATGTCTGCCACATGGCTCTTGCGTTTCTTCGCGTGTTCCAAAACGCTTTTGCCCTCAATGCAGATAACGCCGAGGCAGATAAGGATTGACAGATAAGGCCACACCCAGAATGGGAACAGGATGCCGATGGTGTCGGCGACAAATCCCATAAGGATGAATCGCCAATACTCGCCTATCTTCCTTATCGTGACGCGGAGCTTGTGACTGTGTACGCGCTGCCCAAGTCGCCGGGCGGTGTAAACGCCATCCCATAGGTCGATAAGGACTGCGATGATTACAAGTATCCAAAGAGCGAGGGAGATTCCGAAGTGCTGATAGACGTGCGTGACGCTGATGCCGCTCGCCATAGCTTCAAAGAAGTCGTGTAAAACTGCTGGTTGATGTTTGATGTGATTGATTGGTTACTACAAGGGCGGCTTGCAGTAATGGAAACGCCACTGCGAGCCGTCGATACATTTAGATGAAATGTGCGGCCAGTACGCCTATCATGCCGCCGAGCGCACCACCCATGATGTTGAAGATGAGGCCGAACAGCATAATGCGTGAACGTTTGGATTCTTTCGCCTCTTTCACTGACTGACGGATGCCGATAACGATTGCGGCGATGATGCCGACAAGGAACGACAGCCATCCGATGTGAGGCGGGATATGTGCCACAAGCGGGCTGATGACTGCGGCTATAACAAAGCCGATGAAGACGCGGTATAAATAACCGGGCCATTTGGAAGTTGAATTGCTCATAGTTGTATTGTTGTTTAGGGGTTTCTTCAAAGGTTATGTTCCTGCGCATAGGCAAGAAGTTCATTCGCTACGGTCTTTGCATGGTCGCGGTAGGCGTTCATCTCAAAGTGTTCCGCAAGATATTCGGCCTTTTTGTCCGGGTCAAGGTCAGTGCCATCCAACGTGCGGAGATAGTTGTTGTTGATTGCCTGCATATCGTCTGCCGGATATGCCGCATTGATGATAGCCGCCACGATAGCGGAGTAATTCCATATCGAAACCGGCAAGGTGACGCGCTTCCAACAGTACTCATAGTTTTCTACGTCTGCCTTTGTCACGTCGAAGTTTATGATGCGGATTTTCATTCCGCAGTCTTTTTGAACCTCTATGGGTGATGGCTTTGAGTTGCCGTACTGCAATGTCGTTTTCTGCATCTTCCTGTTCTTTTAGAAAGTTTGTCAATCTGAAACGCCTCATGACCTTTATCACGGTATAATCTCCCTGAACATAGCAGACTTTCCAAAAGTCTTGCGATGCGCTATTTAAGATTCTACGGCGCAGGTTATGACCGTTTACATGAACCATGAAGCCAAGGTAGGAATTAAGTGCGGCAATACAATGCCTTAATAGCGCCAAGTTGCGACTATTACGGTTTCCTCGTAAAATAGACGCGCAGACGTGCGAAGTCATTCTTAATTTGTCTATCATTCCACCTACTGTACGGTTGCTGATGTATTTGCGACCGGGCATGATAACCGTTCCAACATACTTTACTCCATGTCTGACCGGCTGGATGTAAAACTTATCGTGGTGTAGCGTCACGTGCAATTTCTTTGCAAGAAATTTATCGGCCAAAGGTCTTATTACATTCAATATTATATCCTTGTTTCCAACTACAGCAAAGTCATCGACAAATCTTTCATACTTGCATCCATACCGGGTGCAAAGCCAAATCATAAACTCATCAAAGAACGACATGTAGAAATTGGCGAATTGCTGACTGGTAAGATTTCCGATGGCCATACCTATCAGCTCAAGAAGATTAAAAAGCGACTTATGTGGCGGCAGGTCATTCCAAAGTGTTATATCTCCGTTGCGATAGCAATTCTCTTGCGGACGATGAAAGACCACAATCTCGGTCAGATATAATAAGGTGTCTATGTCATTTCCTTTGTATTCTTTAATGATAAAATCCTTTAGTAGTTTCCAAAGTATTGTCAGGTCAATACTCATAAAGAAAGATTTAAGGTCAAATCTTCCAATATGTGTTTCGACCGTGTAGTTATGGCTAATCTCCACGATGTCGCGTTCAAGCGCATTGACGGCTTTAAGCGTTCCGAAGTTCTTACGGCAGTTAAAGCTGACATTACCCTGTGCTATAAAGCGTTTCTCAAACAGCGGCTCAAGACGGATGATAATCCAGTGCTGGACTATCCTATCACGGAAATGGGCTGCAAAGATTTCGCGTAGTTTCGGATGCGTGACCATGAAGCAGGTACTTATCGACGGCGCATAGTTCCGTTGATATACCGAGGCAATTAACATCCATAAGTCAAACTCATAATCAATACGATAAGCATTGCATTGTGGCGAAGATTTCTTCTTCGCACAACAATCATCAAAAGCGTCTATCCAACCTATCTTAATTTCTTCATCTAATGCGGCGACCGCCCTCACCGAGTTACTGTTGTACTTGTTGTTGTTGTTGGTGTTGCCATCATTGAAGTTAACGTTCCAAGCGTTGTTCTGACTGTTCTCGGTGGATGACCGTAATGCACAGGCTAATTTGTGTTTAACTAAAGCGTCTATGGAAGACACTCCAGTGCTGTATCCATTGGATAAAAGAAAATTCATAACATCCATAACCGTAGTCTTGAATGTTTCCTTGATATGATGATGTCGGCTTATTTAAGGTCGGCAGAATCATTGTCTGAATTTGGAGATGCTTCCTTTTTAATCTTGCACATCCATGCACCCGCTTGCATGGCTATGGGATTTATCAAATCCAGAAATTGCACCTCTTGTTGAGCCGTTATCTTCTTCGATGCTTTAAGCACCCGCATTGTCGTTTTGACGGAAGTCATGCGTGCAACCAAGATATTGAGGGCTTCGATGCGTGTGTAATCGGAGGCTTGCGTGGTCAGAATCACGGCATCCATACATTCTCTAATGTCACGGATGAGTAAGCCTCCGAGGGTTTGATAGGGAAGCGATTTAGGCAAGCGTTCAACGACCGGGATAGCCCAAATCATCAAACGCTCGACTGCGCGGTAGATTGGTAATTGTGCGGGTTTTGACATGCTAATGATAATTATGCTTTGCTTATCGTATTGATAGTGAATTTGTTATTTATTATTGTTGATAATCTCGCGGTGAACATGGTTTCCGATGAGTGCAAGGGGTCGGGAACGACCCCTTGCGTACCGGATTAAAATGCGGCGACCGCCCTCACCGAGCCACTGATGCACTTGTTGTGGTTGCCGGTGTTGCCATCATTGAAGTAAACGACCCAAGCGTAGTTCTGACTGTACTCGGTGGATGACCAAAGCCAACCCTTTAAGGGCGTTCCACCGACGTACACAAGTGCTTCATTGATGCGTGAAGCAAACATCATCAATAAGCCCCATTCGCCCATAGCCGGGATGTATTCGCCATCCTCAAGCAAGTCAAACGGGATTTCCGAGTCGTATTCATTCTTGATGTGTTCGGTGTTGGCTTTGCCGGCGAAGTCTTCAAAGGCGCAGATGCCCATCTGACGTGTGTAGTAAACCGATTCTTCCGGTGCGCTTGCTCCGTCTTTCAAGAACTGATATTCTTTATCTTCGCCACCGAGATTGTTAAGCGCGACAGCGATATGACGGCCATTGTAGATTAAGCCTACATACTTGACGTTTTCCTTGCTATTATGCCCGGTAAACAGCTCATACGAGCCATCTTTGTAGATGATGTAAACACCATCCGCATCCTTATAGGGATTTGCGGGCGCAACGCTTTCCGGGGCTGCGACTCCACAAGCGGCATCATTGCCGATAATGAAGTCAAACGCTTCTTTTGCTTCGTCGCCAAACTCGCGGTAGAGTTCCAGCCTTACCTGCTGAATGGGCGACAATAGGATTTCTTGTTTTGGTAACATGTTGTCGGTTTATTAAGATTGTTGTTTCAGTAGTTCGGGATTATCGAAGACGTTGCCGATGATACGAATCTCGCGCTTATAGTCGTTCCACCAATCAGGACGTATCCGTTGCCACGGCTCAAGGTATGGCTTATCAAGCTCATCAAGATTCGCCATGCAGAACGCGGCGTGTTCCGGTCTAAATTCTATCTTCTTGGGATAATGACCATTGACTGTGAAGATGTCGCCCTCAAATATTGGCGTTCCGTTTGCGTCGTGCAGGCCCGTGAACTGGCAAAGGGTATCGGGGTCTATATCCATCTCGGATTGACCCTGAAAGCCTTTCTCGCGTGGTAGAATTAGGCGATGCTGTGCTTCCGTAGCAAGTTGAAGCTGATAATACCATCCGGTAAACCATGTACCTTTGTGGACAGGCTCGCCGTGACGGTAGTCATTATTCAACAGCTTTGCCCTAAACAGGATGTCACTCGGCTTCATTGCTTGCGGCTTTAGGGTAGATTCCGTATGTAAGACAGCCGCAGCGCGTGTCTATGTCGATGTCTTCTTTGGTGTTGAAGACAACCTTTTCGCCGCTGATGCACGTTAATTCCGTTCCGGCGGGGATTACATCAAGCAGCCATATCGGGATAAGCCATATCGGTAATTCGTCAGACCACTGATTGAAGCGTAGCTCCTTACAGTCGGCCACGGTCAGATTGTTCCAATCAATGTGCTTGCGAAGCTCCTCCACCATCTTCTTGTGGGCTTCCTTGATTTGCTTTTGGCAGAACTCTACACCCCAGCTATCGCCGTAGGCTATCGTTTCTGCCGTCTTGTTTGCCATGTAGGTCAGGCAATTTAAGATTTCCTTTTTCATTGGTTTACTCTTTTCATTTTAATCCCGAACTTGATATGTACGCCAACTGCACTACGTCATACATTCCACCGACAACCGCAAACAAATGCTTCGCCTTGCTGAATGTGGCATCCGTGAACTCAAGGATTTTGTAGCCACCCTGCATACCGACTTCAACCGGATGGGCGTTGTCGCTCTTGATTGTCGCCAGTAGCATATCAAGCCGTGCCTTGCCGAGTTTGTCGGCTATCTTGTCTTGATTTCGCAGTGCATATCTCGCCATATCTTGATAAGGATTTACACTGCAAAGGTAAACAATAATAATGTATCTACAAAATTAAATACTGATTATAGTAAGTATTTAACATTATTTAATACACCAATATAGTTTAGTTTTGGTTCGGAATTGTTATCTTTGCAGTGGAATTAAGAAACAGTAATGAGCAGAAAGAATATCAAGCTACGCATACGCGAGATTTTAGCCCAGAAAGGGATGACAAACAAGGCACTCGCCGATAAGATGGGGGTGCTTCCGCAACATGTTTCAAATATACTCAACGGCAGGAGTCTTTCGGTAAACGCGCTTGTGAAAGTCGCGGACGCGCTCGGTGTTCAGTTCGGCGACCTGTTCGTTTCTTCCTTTACGCCAAACACACCCTTTGAGAATGAATTTGTGGCGATGGTCAAGTGCCGACGCGGTATCTTTACGGCATCCAGCCTGAATGAATTGCAGGATGTGGTCAACACACTCTCCAATCGCGCAAACAACGCCACGGAACTTATGAAGCGCACTCTTGAGCGTATGCTTCGTTTCCCCAGCGGAAAGGATAACGCCATAATATCAGAATTGATGGCTAACCTTTCGCGTTGCATGAACCCGGATGAATGGGCAGAATACTACAAAAAAACATTAGCCGACTTATTGCCGGCTAATTTCCAAGTGGATTATCGCTATCTATCCACGTTTATGACGCAGGATGATATGTTTGCACTGGAAAGGTCGATGGCTTAATTGCTGCGCTTGTTCTGACGGCGGCGCGAAGCCATATCTTTACCCGTTGTTTTACTTATGATAGTTCCGGTACATGGATGTATCTTGTCTTTCTGCATGACGAGCAGATTGCGGTATGGTATTTTATAGACAACCTCATCGTAAGTGAGGCAGAGAGCTTCCATAAAAGACGCGATTTGGCCGAGCATACACTCGTTGCCAATCATTTCGGTTTTGCTACCAGCAGACTTGCGCTCTTCTGTAAAGCTGATAGCTTCATAAAATTTTGGGCTTCAATCATGGAAAAGGCGGCTTCAATCCCATTTACAATTTCGTCCAACGTTCCTTTTGTCAATTCTTCGCCGAGGTCTTCGTTACCTTGAATGAACCATGATAACGCCTTTGTCAGATTCTCGCTTTTGGATAGCGATACAAGGATTTCGCGCAACGTCTTTCCATCGCCGGCTTCACATAGCCAGTATGTTGCCCCGGCTATTTTTGCGATTGTGGGTGGATGAATGATGTATGACTTATCATTTACAACTATGATGCGATAGTCAAGACCGACGATAGCACTTGCTACCATCCGTGCGCCCTCGTTCTTGCCTGTGTAATCTGTTTCCATTTGATTTACTTTGGATTTATAAAAGAATGGGGTACGTTGTCAGCGCACCCCATATCACTTACAAACTTATCGGATGAATCGGTTTCGCTTACGCGGATACTACCTCGGAGGAGTCAAACCAGTATTCGGACGATACTGCATCGTTTTCCGGCTCCATTGCTGTGCCGACGATGCCGATGCCGACTGCGCCGTCAGTGTTTGCCTCACGACCGGCGATATTGGCATACGGAAGTACGCAATACTGATTGTCTTCGGTCAGCGCGATGAGGGTCTTGTGGATTTCGACGATGCCGCGAGGACGTTTCCACGACTTAGCGGTAGCTACACCACCAAGGAACTCGGCTTTAGTGGCGTAGTCGTACTGGCCGATAGTCCAGTTGAACGTTACGTCGCCCATTGTCTTTGTTCCCATGCGGTAAATCGAGCCGGTAAGCTGGTTGCGATAGCCGTCCTGCGACGACTCGCTTTCCTCGATAGTCCACGTGTCCTGATGGATGTTTTTGACCTCCTTTGTGGCCGCGTCTTTGAGCAGGGCGGCAAGGAGTGCGCCGGTAAGGTCTGCGGTCACTTTGCTGGGGTCAGCATAGTACAGTTTTTTGATGCCTACTGCGCAAACTTTAGGTGAATTTTCAACTCGTGTATGGGTGTTAAGGGGTTAATTATTCCATTGTATTAAGCACTTTGAAAAGCACTTTGGTGTTAATGTAGTGGGCTTTCAGATTGACATTTTCCATCGGTATCGTAGAAGCCACTTCAAAGCGGTAAGCCGTTCCGTCATGCCATCCCATATCCTTGAGGGATTTGGTCGCCATACGTTCAAGCTCGTTAAGCCGGGTTAGATTGGCGTTGCCCTGTGGTGTGTCAGCGACAAATAAATTGACTTCGATGAATCCTTTCTTCCATGTGGAGCCGGGGCTATGCTCTTTGGTGTGGATAACTACGCGACCATCCTTGCCTACCTTACCGGCGGGAATATTGCCGGCCTGATAGACTGGCATCCCGAAGATATTTTTGCAGGCGGTGTAAAGGATGTTTGCTGCGTCAGTGGTGGTAATCATTCAAAAATCTCTTTAAGTCGTTGTTCTGCGAATAAGGCCGCATTTCCGATTACATCTTTGCCGTTTGCCTCAAGCTCGGCGGCATGGTCACATTCGTTATATATAGTCAGATTGTTGTTGGCATCAACCTTATAACGATTGCTTGCGCGGGTTTCTCCGGTCACATCATGGTAATCGCCATGTTCAACCGCGTAATCCACTGCTTCCTGACCGACACGCTCAACTTGCTTGCGCATATCACGATGAAAGCGCGACATAGCCGAGCGCACGTCGCTAAAATCAAACTTACAGATAGATTTCCGCATAAGGCAAATAGTTCAATGTTCTCGGTTTGATGACACGACCCTCACCCCGGATTGTTCCGTCAGCTTTCAGACAGCGCACGTAATCGCCAATCTCCACGTCCGGGTCATTTCCCTCAAGAACAACATGGTAGTCCGGCGTTATGACCGTGCCATCGGGCATCTTGACTTCCTTGTCCCCATTATGGTCACATCTGCATCGGCACACCTCTACCCAAGTATCGCCAGCTTCTTCCGGGATAGGTCTTCCCAGTTCGTCTGACTTCTCTTCGGCGATGATACGCTTCTGCAATATGTGGGGTGCGTAGTACATGCTCTTACCAATTATCGGTGCGGTCTATGATAGTGGAAATGCCAAGCATACCTAAGACATCATCGTTAGGAGTCACGCCCCATTTACGGCAAAGCCAAAGGTAATACTTGCCCACAGATTCGTAGTTCCATGACATCGAAAACCCGCTTTCGCTTACACTTGACAGTCGCGGCGCAAGGATGCACTCCTCAAGCGTCTGCGTCAGTGCAATGCCTACTGCGGTGGGGTCGTTATCCATGACATCGGAGTCAAGTTTCAACCCGGACGAAATATACAAATCGACAAGCTGCGCCTCCGTGATTCCGTAGGCTTTCAACTTATCGGTTATGTAAGCGCGTATTGTCATCGGTGTTATTCTTTGTCGTTGGAATTGTCAGCATCGGCTTCTTCGGGAGCGTCAGCTTCGGTGTCGGCATCGGCATCCACCTTTTCGGCTTCGGGAGCTGCATCGGCGGCTTCCTTATCCTTTTTGGAGGATTTACCTTTACACTTACCTTTGGGCTTGGCGGGCTTCGCTTCGGCTTCTGCTTTTTCTTCGGGTTCTTTGGGAGCTTCTGCAAAGGGTTCGACAAGACCGCGAGCGGCCAGTGCCACTGCGCGGTCATTGTCAAATTCCTTTACATCTCCGGGCGCATACACGACTGCATGGTCGTATTTGTCGCGGAAAGGTACGAGGACGGTTGCTTTCATTCCTGAACAGTCTGAGAGTCGAGCGTATAGATACGGTCAACGTTGTTCAACACGGGGACAACCATAGCCTCGGAAGCGGTGAACTCGCGGAGGGGGTCTGTCTTGGAATACTTCTTTGCAAGGATGTATTCGTCGGCTACCTGATAGACTACACCATCAACACGGCGGTTGACTTCGGCGACGTTAGTCCATACAAGCGAGCCAAGCTCTTCATCGCAGACAAAGGTAATAGTGCCTTTCTTCCACGGGTTGTGGTTCTGCTTAACTCCGTTAAGCTCGGTCTTCACACGGCGCGAAACGCGGTGCAGACGGATGTTCCACTTCGTGAGGAAAAGCTGCTGGAGCTTGGAAAGGTCAAGCACGGGGATGGCCGTCGATGCGGTCATGGCGATTCCTTGGTCAAAGGCAAACTGCGCACGTACCTGCCCATTCTTGTAAAGAAGCTGGAGGGCGGTGTCGTCGGCGTATGCGTCGATGATGGTGTTGGAATCTTCGATGGACTTGTCAACGACTTTCTGAATGTCGTCAAGCGGTGTGGCGTTGGTTGCGCTCCAAAGAGCCGATACGAGGAACTGGTTAGCCTCGTAGAAGTTCATATTGATGCGCACACCAGTGCCGTTGTTGCGTTCAGAAACGCCTACGCCAGACGAAAGCTCAGAAAGGAAGATGTCTTCGATGCGCTCCCAGATGCCCTCGATGCAACGGGGGGTGTCGGCGAAGATGTTGTTAATGATGGTTTCAAGGGGAAGCCCCTGTGCAATCATCGAATCAACGTCCTTCATCTGCTTTTCGGTCAGGTAGAGCTTCATACCTATCTTGGGGATAGTGCCGGAAGCAACCTCCAGCGTGTCACGGCTCTTGAGCGGAAGCTCGGAGTCAAGTGCCACAACGTCGGCGGCTACACGGGTGTATTCGGCAAGAATGGAAGCCCAGCGACCATCAAGCGAGAACTGGGGGCGAAGTTTCTCTTTGTAGAGATACGTCTGCGCGGAGTTGTTGCGCTTTTCGTTCAGACGTTCAACCACGGCCAGAACGAGGCCGGGGAAGTATTTCTGCGCGTAATCGAAATAGAATGACTGTTTAACTCAGATACTCGGTTTTTATGCTTCTTCGTCCTTTTCAAAGGTGATTTTGCAGGCAGCCATGAACGCGGTCAGGATGTCTGTCATGGGATAGGGGGTCATGTCGGGGTTGACAATGCCTATCGTCATAATGGAAGCAGCGGGGTTTTTCTTACTGATTGAGCGATAGAGAACGCCGGCGTAGGATGCGCCGGTAGGGAGTGTGCCGTACTTGGCGGGCTGAGCCGCAACAGTAGGGTTTTCGCCCTGTGCGGGCTTCGCGGGAACAGCCGCGATGACGGGCATCGGGGCATACTTTCCGTCGGCCTTTTTGATGATGACGTGGCCGGCGAGAACAGTGTCATCGGTAAAATCCGAGCAGTCCAGTGTACGACCACCGGCGATGCCGGCAATGTACTTGCGGATTACTGAGGAATCATTACCGAAGACAACCGTTTCCTTGTTGGGTGAGATGTCATTTTTCATAATTCTCGTTGGGGTTTAGTTGTTACTTAACAAGGCTTGCAGCTATCGAAGCGAGGTCTTCCTTGGTCGGCTCGTTGCCGGCGAGGGGGAATCCGCCACGACTACCCGGCAGGATGTTTGTGTTGATATTGTTCGCAACCTTTGTCAGCGTTTCGGTGATGACCTCCTCGCTCGCGTCTTCCGCGATTGTGAAGCCCTCGTCGATACGCCACTGGGGAACGCCCAACTCTTTGGCTTTCGCCAATATCATCGCATTGCGTGCTGCCTTGGCTGCGGCTGCTTCCGCTGCGGCGTTCTTGTCAACAAGGTCTTTGACCTGCTTTCCAAGACTGTCGCGTGAATCAGTAAGCGTTTTCAGGTTGGCCGCATATTCTTCGTCGCGCTTTTTGCCGGCGGCGGTCAGTTCCTCCACCTGCTTACGGAGGGCTTCCACGTCGGGATTTGTAACCGGGTCGGTATGCTCGCCTTTCTTTTTGGCGGCGGCTTCTTCTTCGGCTTTGCGACGGGCTTCTTCGGCTTCCTGCTCCTTTTTGCGAGTTTCTTCTTCGTGCTTCTTACGCTCTTTTTCAAGCGCATCGGTGACGCGCTTATCGTTGGCTTTCTGAAGACCCTCAAGCTCCTTACGCTGGCAAGCCACAACAGCATCGATGTTATCGTCAGTCACAAGACCGGTCGCTGCAAGGGAATCGGCTTTTGACATCAGATATTCATCGCCTAACCCAAGAGAGGAATACTCCTGTTTTAGTTTTGCAAAGATTTTAGCTTTCATTGGATGTAGTTTGGGGTTTAAGTATTCTACGCAAAACTACGACTAAATAAAGCAACCACATTATTAAGGAAACGCGCACTCACGACTTTATTTATTTGGTCGTAACTTTCTACGGAATAGGACGAAAAAAGCGCACCGTTTCACAACGACACGCTCCGCAAAAGTACAATTTATAATAACAATCTTATTTACCTTAAAACAATACTAATAGTCGAATATGTTGTAGTCGGCATCTACGCAGGAGTCCATCCAGAACTTGAAATCATCGCCCAGATAGTCAACTACGCTCTGCTTCCAATATATCTTCTTGCCTGACTTGTCAAGGGTGTTGTTCCACCTATCGACAAGTGTTTTCAGTTCGCGCTTGTCGGGTTTTGCACCACCGCTCATCAGACCTACCTTGAACAGTTCGCAGTAGGGATAGGCATCACTCATCGCCCATTCCGAATTGGCTATATCGACAATCGGCTCAATACTTGCGAAAGTGTGACATCCCAGTTCGTGACAACGCTTCATGGCGGCTATGCGTTCCGTATGCGGACTTGCACCCGGCTCAAGGTCATCACGCCTTGTCAGTGTGAAGCCAATGGCGATTTTCTTGTAGTCGGGATTGATGGTAGCGCACATGGCTTTCCACGTCTCGGCATCAAGCCAATCCGCACGTTTGGTAAGTATCTGCACCGGCACGTCATTACGCAGCTCAAGGCTGACCGCTTCCATCGTAAGCTCAAGCGTCTTGCCGGGTATCATGGGGTCGGTAGTGAAGCTGAAAAAGATGCCCG